GCTCCATCTAAAATATTTGCTTCTGCCGCAGTAATAGTTATAGCCACAGTGTCTATCTGTAAGCCATCCTTTACGACATCTAGTGTACCATTTACGTCTAATACATATCCAACGTCTACTACTCGGTCTGTTTGTCTACTAAAATCAATTATTGGCATTTTGCCATCTCCTTATTAATTATTTATTTGATAATATATACCAATATCGTCTGCGTCTTCAATATTTATCGTTCCACCATATGCGGTCTTTTGTACTATTACATCTTGGCCACTTATGTAAAAATCTGACAATGCCGCAATAGATGTCTGAACGGTATTACTTAAGTACATTACGCCATTTACTATTACTTGGACGGACCCGTCTGCTAAAATAGCCTGCGCTGATGATAACACATCACTAAAACTAAATTGACTCCCTCTGGTTACCGTTGTTCCGTCTGATCCAGCAAACCTTCTATACTTTAATGGACCACCACCAACTAACTGTTCGTCTACATATGTCTTAGTTGCTAAATGTGCATAACTGGCCTTATTGCTATCAGTAATAAGTACAGCTGGCATAGTCGTCTTAGCGCCTATTTCATTGTCAACTGTATAAACAATATCGTCAAATGCTATTAAGCTACATTGTACGGATTGCTCTATTAGAAAACCATTCTTTTTGGTTGGTACTACCTGTTTAACAACCCATCTCTGGTTTTCATCATCTACAATAATATCCTTCGCGCGCAAGGGCGGGAAGTTTAAGGTGTAGAATATAATATCCTTCGGAACCCACTCACCAAACATCGTTAGTTGATTGGCATCTGGTGAGACAGTTATCATGCCTTTGGTATAGATAGATTCAAAATATCCGCCTACCCATCCAGTATCATAACAAGTGCTACAGTCGCCAACGGTGACCCTACTTGTCGTTTCATCCCAACAATCAGGACAGTGTGTACCAAACGTTCTTCGTTTAAGTATGTAGAAATCTCGCCCAGTTTTCTTATCTAAAGACAGGCGTTTACGTCTAATAATGCTTAAAGCAATCTTATCGGTTACAACACCTTTTCTATAAGCAGGTATTTCTGGCTGTACTGTCTGTTTATCCGTAACAGTATTATTTATACCTATTTTATAATACCATGTTCTCAGCGGATCATATAGGCCTGCAACTGATGTATCGTCATATGAAAATGTAGCTGCTGAAATTCCAGAGGCGACTAGATCATATCCATCTAAATCCTCCGTTCCTGGATTCTCCGACCTATAAATATCTATTTCATAATCAGTCAAGGATTCTAATGTATCTTTGAACTCCCATGTTACTGTAAGTTGCTCTGCTTGATATGAAGATATTGTTAGTGTGTTAAGTAGTAGCATGTGTAATCTTACTCAAAAATGTCGTGTGGATCGTCCCAAAATTGTGCGTACTCAGATGCAACTCCACCGTAACCATTATCAATGTTCGTGCTTACTTTGAAACTTAACACCTGCTGTCTATATTTACTTATCAGTATATTATAGAAGTTAATATATCTTCCATAAGTATCTTCTTCGTGGATTGTAACGCCACCTGAATCATTGTAAGTAACAGTATTTCGTGCTGACAGCACACCCTTACCTATTAACACATTTAGAGTTGCCCCAGTTCTTAATAGAAACCAATTAGGGAAAGTGTCTAATGAATATGTTGTTAGCATTCCAACTAAATTTATTTCGTCCAGCGCGTCTTCTATACACTCATATAAGTATAAATCACTAGATTCTACATCAGCTAGTAATACGTTTGCGGATGTGGTATCGTTTAAAAATCTTCTTAATCTATTTACCTTTCCTAAATATTTTTCTGGTACTGTTGGCTCTGCCATATTTCTCCTTATGAGCTTATATCTACTTCTGTTATTGATCCTAGTCTGGCCGTAGGCTGACTAGGTATAATCACATATCTACTAATTCCTGCATCAAGTATCTCAAAGTATACTGTTGCTCCATAAACAATATCCCATTGAATCAACCCTGATTCGTCACTATACATAGTTGGTGCATTCACATTAGCGTAAAACGCAGCCGTATTTGAGTATGGAAGATTCATTATTGTTGCCGTTCCTTTATATCCTTCTAACAACGAGCCATTCTGTCCGGCAAGTGTTTCAAATATTCTACATACCTCTGGCGCACTTACGTTCCAATCTGCATCTTGCACATTGAATTCTAACGCCATATCTATGGAAGCCACGCCTGATTCGTATATAATGTTTTCCCAAGTATCAGTCCAAGTGCCTAATTGAGCGTCCACGTCTAAACTGTAGTCTACGTAGTAACTTCCTGTATCTAATTTTGTTGGAACTATTCCACTGGCTAATACTACCCCAGACGCATTAGTTATGGTTACGCCATCACCAATATCATAGGGATCAGTGAGTGTACCTCCCATATCAATTAATACAGGTAGTCTAACTATCTGTCCCGGTCTTGCTGTTCCTCTTGTTGTTGGCATAATACCCTCTTTGAAATAAATGTTACACTAAAATATAAGATATTTTGGTGTTATTGTCAATCAATTTCGGTGGTAAATAAAAAAGGGCCAAGCGTTAGCCTGACCCTTAGTTTTAGTTGCTACTTACTTATCAATTAAGATAAAGTAATTACTGAGCATGCTTTGGTGTTACCAATACCAATACCAATCGACTCATAAGATGAGAAGGTTATGATATTCTTTTCTTTCTTCACCCAGAACTTGATATCGTTCAACACGCAGAAGTTTCCTAGGAATTCTTGTGCGGTGAAGCCATAGATTTTGTTTTGTAACAAGGAAACCTTGTTAGAAACAATCAGTCTACGACCGAATAGAGTGTCATATTTATACCCATTAACGAAAGTCTCAGAACCAACGGCATCACCCACGGTTGTGGCGTCATATAGGAATAAACGGTTATAGGTTGTGGTGTCCATTAACAGAACTTCAGTTTTTAGCTCAATTCCGTCCAGAACGTTAAACAGTTTCCTGAAATCGTCTTTTTTGATTGAACCATCTGTCTCGTAAGAACCTGTAATAGCAGAACTTTCTGTGGCGATAGCCGCATCAATTGCTGCAAGGAAACTTTCGTCTTCTGTTTTTTGGATGTCTAGCAACGAGTTTTGCTCGATAACTTGCGTTAGAGGCATTTCATAGGCTAGCAATTCTTCTTCCGTTTTCTGGAAGTTTTCAGAACTGACCATATTGAAATTAATCTCATAACGTTCGCCTTCGATGTAGTTGTAATCTGCGTCGCCGCGGAAGTTTACTGTCATCGCTTTTGAGTCTGGCTCGATATCAACGATTTTTGTCAAACCGTCGTGCTGGACTGATCTTTGCAGATCTGCTTTTGTTACGTACTCTGGTTGGATTACCTTTCTAGCGAAGGAAACTTCACGTAATTTCTTACGAATAAAAGCTGAACCTTCTGCTGCGATCTTTTCTTGACCTTCAGATGTTTCCAAGTTTTGAACGAAAAGCTCGTTCATGGCTGCTACATTATAACTCATATTACACTACTCCTTAAGTTGTTGTAAACTCTATTACAGTGTGGTTACGACCAAGATGCTCAATAACATGAGCTGCCTTAGTACAATATGCAACAACGCTTACATTATCATCTCCTGGAGCCGCAACAACGACTAGTGTTCCATCAGTCCCTGCAACTAGCGCGTCGCCTACGGCGGGCGTACCTGTGTACTGATCTGTCAGTGCTCTTACTGTCTTTCCTGTTAATACAGTCAATTTGCCTGTATTGGTTACATCTGGTGTCCAACCAACAGTACCGTCACGATTTGACTCGGTCCATACTAGTTGTGCTTGGTCGCCTTGTGTACCAGGAAGGTCAATAGTATCACCTATTTTTGAAACCCAGCTGCCCGTAACGCCCGATGCAAGTAATCCTGCAGTAGCGATAACATCATAACGACTCACTAGGTTTAAGCTTGTTAGCATTCTTAACATAAGAACTAACCTCCTTTTTTGTTTATTTAATGATCAAGTAGTCCTAAAAAGAACTGCTCATCTGCTGGAAGATTGTTAGCATTGCTAGCATCATCCAATTTTCCGAACGAAAACGAACCCTTCGATTCCGTTACAAATTCAGCGGCCTTTTCCAAGACCTCTATTTCTTTTGCTGTTTTCTCTGCAAACTCGTCAATTTTACTTTCCAAGTCCTCTATCAAGATAGCTCCTTCTTTTAGCAAACTAAATCCAAGTACATGAGCACGTTTATAAGTAGCTAGTTTTTCAACTGCCTCTTCGTTCTCTGTTTGTAAGTGTTTAATTGCTTCTGCAGCTTTTTCGAGCGTTTCGACTGTCTCAACGTTCATGGCTTTACCCCCTAATTATTAGTTGATTAAGCTTCTTCTGCTGGTGCTTCTTCGGTTGATGCGTTAACTCTTTCAATAAAAGCGTCTGCTGCTGCATATCCCATGATTTTTCCTTGATCTTCAAGGCTAGCAATTTTCTCAAGATTTTCTTCTTGTTCCATATCACTTTCAATCATCATTTCAGCCAACTTAACTACATCTGCTTCTTCGTAGTCTTTACCATATTCGTCTGCCATCAGAGCATCTGCGGCTTCTGCATATTTTTCAAGTACTTCAAGTCTTTCGTTTACAACGCCTGACTCTTCAGCAACCTTTTCTTCTTCGACAACCTGTGCAGCTTCAGCTTGTTTCATCATGTTATAAGTGTCCATTATATTTGACATTATTTACTTTCTCCTTCTGGAAAATGGTTTTTGTATAGTTCAAAAAGGATACGATCTGAAGCTGTCTTCAATTCGCCTTCTTCCTCTGGTGCTTCTTCGGCAACTTTTTCTTCTTCCACTGTAGCTTCCACTGCTGGAGCTTCTGCAGGAGCTTCTTCCGCTGCAATCTCTTCGGCAACTTTTTCTTGAACTGCTGCCAGTGTGTCTTCGGCGTGTTTATCCATTTCAGCAATAAAGCCTTTTGCGATAATGCGACCGCGATCTTCTAAATCTTTGGTCTCTGCCAGTTTTTCTTCTGCTACTTTCTCTTCCTCTACAGGAACTTCTTCAGCAGGTGCTTCTTCAGCTACCTTTTCTTCAGCAGGTGCTTCTTCGGCTGGTGCGGCTTCAGCAGGTGCTTCTTCTTCTGCTACTTTTTCTTCCTCAACTGGAGCTGCTTCTTTCGGAGCTGCTTCGGCTGGGGCTTCTTCTGCAGGAGCCTCTTCAGCGACTTTTTCTTCCGCTGGTTTTTCTTCTTCTAAATTCTTTTGTGACAGCGACTCAAGTAATACTTCCTCTGCATTTGCAACCTTAACTTGTTCCTCAATATCCGCTAGAATTTCTTTAATATTCATTCCGGCCATGGTTATTTAAACCTCCTTATTGTTTACTAAATCATCGTAGATGGCATTTAGTTCGTTTTCATCAAGTTTATATACTAAACTAGATACTTTCGTCATTTTAGACGACCATTTACCAATAGTTTTTCCTGCTTTACCCAGCGCTATTGTGCCAGCTAAAGCTACAAGCATCGGATGTTTTCTTACAAAGTCTTCAGTCCCTGTAATTGTTTTTCCTTTCCTTGCTTTTTCTTCTTTTATTCCAGAAGCATAATAGGAAACCGGAACTGCGATTAACGCACTTTTCAGGCCCCTCTCAATAGCACCCATTGTGGAACTCATTTTTTCAAATGATTTTCTTTGTGCAAACACTGAAGCACCTGCGGTACCTCCGAGTAATGCAGCAAAAATCCACGGATGTCTTTTAACAAATTTACTAAAGCCTTTTAAATCAGTCTCATTATAAACTTTAGTATACCCGTGGTAAACACTGCCCAAAAGAGCTAATGGTACTATAGGGTTCTTTGTCGCATCTATTTTCACTTCTGCTTCTTTGTCAATTAGCACTCGTCCAAAATCGTTTTCGGCTGATCTACTTAATGTAACTAAACTTCTGGCAAGAATCAAGGGTTTTGTTAAAGAAACCGAAGAAATCTTTTCAGACAGCAAATCTGCCACTTTTTCGTTGTAATTATCGAGTTTAATATCATTAGGTATTGCTTCGCTTATCTCTTCGACCTCAAACACTATTCCGTCAGATTCAAGCTTCTGCGCTATATCTTCTAAACCAATAGAAGATAAAGCGAGTTTCTGAAACTCTTCTTTAGTCGGAACAATTCTTAAGCCTAACATCGTCGATAGTACTTCATGTAATGGGTATTCAGATAATTTTTCAATTATCTCTTCACCCAAATCTTTTTTGGATTTTAAGATAAGGGCCTTTGGGTCCTCGTCTATGTGTTCAATTTTTGTTATAACTTCTTTTTTTATTTCAGCCATGTTATACATAGTGGCTGATTTCATAAACTCCTCGCCCCAATCTGCTACCTTCTCCGTATGGTGAGAAACACTAGAAACTAGCCTACCTATAGAGTCTCCAAAGAACTCCATAAAACTAGCAGTCTTTTCTGCTGGAATGGTAACAACACTTAAGTCAAAAAACCGTGGTCTAACATTTCTTGCACAAACACGCTTACCGTTAGGTAAGATTTTGTTCATTCTATATCTTAGACATTCGCAGTAATCGGACATTCTTTTGGCTTTATGTCCACACTCTGTGCAAACATCATATGGAACTTTACAGCCCATACTAACTGCGGGAAGTTCACCGCGTCGCAATCCGTCAATAATACTCTTTGCTCGAACATTATCTAACTCAAGGACAAGCTCTACTCGCTTCATCCTGTTGTTATAATGAGAAAAAACAACCCGTCCAAACGCTTTTTCTGGGTTTTTATTTACATGGTGTTTATAAACGTGACCATGCTCTTCAAAAGTTTTGTGGTGAGCTATAAGTTCACTTTCAGGAAAGAAGTCGCCATTTCTATTACTTCCATAATACTCACCGGCTGATAAAGCGTTAACTAAGGCATATACCTTATTAATCTTTCTTTCCAAGTTCGCTAGATAAGCAGAAATTTCATCTGCATATGAAGCGGTTTTAACTAATCCATCATCACCGTCATATAAGGAAAAAACCTCAGAGTCATTATCTCCGTAAATATATTTTACAGATTTATTGAACATTAGTTTGTTTGTAAGAATCCGCCTGGGGTAGTTAACTCCTTAACTGTGGCTTTTAGGGCTTCTCCCATAAACAGCCCACCTTGGGTTTTTCCTTTTAATTTATTTTCTATATCAGTCAATGTTAGATAAGTATCTGGAGCGGGTCCACCAAACTCACTTGGCAGTCCTCTAGCTAAGGATTGTCTGATAAATGATCCTGCCGCTAATGCATCCTGTGCCATATACGGCGCAAAATGGTATAGAGATGCCCAATACCTGGCTACAAGTTTTGGGTCTTCTTTCTTTAACTCTGGATGTGCCTCTAACATCTTAGCATAAAATATGGGACTATTGGCTCTTACAGCTTTTCCTCTTAAATGCTCAACAATCATATCTGCTATTTTGGCAGTTAAGACAAAAGTACCTACATTAAATGCTTTCGTTCCAAAACCTTTACCTATTTTTGATACAACCCTGCCAAACCGTCTTTTAACAAATTTACTTCTGATTGCTTTTGCTTCATCTAGTGTCTTAATTCTCGCTTCTTTAACCGTACTCATTATCTAAATGCCTTCCTTGGGTTTCTGCTTTGCCCTTTTAAATATACTTCTTGTAATGCGTGTCCCTGCTCCCTTTTTCCCTTTCTTTTCCCTGCGGAATAAACGAGTGGAGTAGCTATTGCTGCTACCGTAGCTTTTGGGGACCGTATAAAGAAACCAACTAACTTTCCTATGCCGCTAATTACGCCTGCAAATTTAGTAATCATAACAACCTTGGTTGTTTTATCAACGGCTTCCACATATTTATCCATGTGCGAATCCATTGCTTGTTTAGTTAGTTGTATTCTATGTAGAGAATCTCCGACTCTCTTTGCTGTCTTATAAAGTGATGTATTGGTTTGTAACAAACCCTGTGGAGTAAACTCTGCCTCAAAATCCACTAAGGGCATTGAGTCAGTTAGATCGTTTTTGATACTATCTGCTATAACATTATCTTGGTCAAGTGACGCCCGCTTAATAACATAAGCTGCTTCATTAAAATTTTCTCCGCTCAACACATGCTGTGAAACAATGTGCCCAAGTTTCATATAGTCTTCATCTAATGAAGCGTGCGCCTCATAGATAGCATCTTGTAGGAATTGTACAGTGCCTCTTAAATCTTCTGCTTCTTTTCTAAGCTCTGCTTGGGGCCTAACAATCTCTGTTTCTTCCTCTGCGCTTGCAGTCTTTTCAACTTCTTCAGTCTCAACGTGCATGTTTGCAACATGAGCGCTGTAATCATCTGTTATCACACTAGCTATTTTTGGCATTTCAAGGTCTCCTGCAATTGCGTTTGAGTCCGCTAAATCAAAATTAACGTACTTACTTTCTGCTGTTTTCATCATAGCTAGATAAGTTTCAACATTAGCAGATTCAACCACACGGTTAATTTGCTGTCTGTTTAAACTATTCTCACCTGCAATTTTTTGTATACCTTTATTCAAAGGTACGCTATTATCTAAGAAACTAGAGGAAGCTACCTTCCCAAAATCTTCTAAATCGTGTGCACTATACATAGTTTAATATACCCCCACATTGACAATTAGTCAAGTCTTTTTTATTTTTAAATCGAATTCACCGAGTATAGCATCTGATTTGCAAGTATTGCAAACAAGGTTGCATGGAAAAAATCGTCTGGACCTAAGTTTACAAACTTCATTTTTCCTAACTCTTCATTGAACTCTGTCTGTATGTTTAGTATATCTTCTACACAAGCTTCCACATCAGACAACTGTGGAAATAATAGTTTGCCTTTTCTTATATGATCAAATGTTTCTGTCATTACCTGATTCCTGTTCATAGTATAAGCAGGCATGTCTTTGTTCCAATTGATCCTTTTCTTTTGGGTGGCCATATGTTGGAAAGCAATTACTTTCTGATATCCGATACGAGAACGGATTTCTCCATTAGGAGCCTCTCCCATTCCATAATCAGCAGCCAAATGAGTACAATTCCACTTTGCCATTAACCTTGGTATTTCTGCATGTATGAAGGCATAATCTGCCTCTTTACCCATAAACTTTTTAGCATATACAACATGATATTTATCATCCCCACGCATCTGAACGATTGAGATAACTGTGTGCGACTTCTCCGAATTAACCGGACCATAATCGATACCCATAATTGATTGATATGATCTTTCCAATCTGTCTGGTTCAATGTTCATTGGCATGTCCATCTGACAAGCAGCATATAATTCCGCTCTAGTAATTGGTGAAACGCCAATATCGTGCTCAAGTCCTAAAGTTTCATTATAAAATAATGCCTTTGTTTGATTACGCCGTTTAACTATAACATCTCTATTCCAATCTACCCATGGTGCGTTAGCAAAGTGTAGTAAGCAAATTCTATAACCATCTAGATCAGGACCAAGCCCTGTTTGTGGGAAAGTTGATACCCATTCACCTCTAGCGGTTCGTGGGTCTAGTTCTCTACCACACTTTTTACAGATTAAGTGGAGGTCACCAATATTATCTTCGTCCAATAAGTTCCATTTGTTACAAGCATTGCATCGTAACATGTACTCATTCTGTGTTGATCTAAACCATATATCAGCCAGCGTTCCTTTAGAACGTTTAGGAGTTCCTGTGTAGATCGACCGTTTAACAGTCGAACGTGACATGGTTTCCTCAACAACTGGAATAATATCTGACTTTAAATCCTGGACTTCATCGAAGTAGTTTACATCTGCTGAATATCCACGGATTCTATCTGCGTTCTGCAGCGCATACCGAAGGTATAGTCTGCTCCCGTTTAAGAACTGCTTCATATGTACATTCTGCACAAGAGCAGAAGACATATAATAATCTTTAATAAATGGGCTCGATTCAATAACCGGTGCTACCCTATCAATGGAAAAAACTCTAGTCTGATCTACGGTAGGTGCAACATATAAACTCTTATAATAAGGGTTCATCGCACTATCTGTAATCATTAGATTAGCTAACGTTGTTGACTTAGCGGTCTGTCTACTAAATTTTAATACCAATTTATCTGCTGAAGTATTATATACTTGACGCAGGAATGGATAATCAGACAGTGACAACTGTCTACCATTTAGATATAAGAAGCGTTCCGCAAACTCGCTGCGGGTCATTGTTATTACTCTTTTACTCATAAGCTTTATTGAGGTTTTTTACTAAGTCTCTTTTTTCTTTTAACTGCACTTGGTTTAATATAGTATGACTTATTCTTTAAGTCTTCCATTATACCGGAATCCTTAATTCTTTTATTTAGCCGACGCAATGCATCCTCTAAATTACCGTCATTAACAAATACTTGGTTCCCAAAATCCCTGCTTTTATTCTTATCTTTCTTAGACTGTGACATCTTCTGCTTTTAGTGGTTCGAGTTTTTCGAATAGCTCTCCGTGAGGGCCGTGTTCTATATACTTAAATATAATATTT